CCATTATTCTCAAATATTACAAAACTGAGAAGCTGGTGCCAACGTATCATCAACGTCAATGTCGTTATTCAGGAATCTAACTCCCCAAACCATTCCATAGGTAGCTAATGCGCTGAAATCGACTCCCTTGTCTCCTGGTGCGCTAAATCCTGAAATCTTACCGCCATGTAGTTTAAACCCGGAAGCAGTAACATCAAAGGCTTTTGATGCTGTGTTTTTTGAGATTACAACGCCAGGTTTTAGGTGAACTTCAACATTGGCTTTGTTACAGGCAATTGCTGTGCTTAAAGATGCACTATCAACAACCAAAATTCTGGCTCCTGGGCTAACAGCGGCCATTGCGGCGGCCATTGTAGCATGAGTGCAGCCTGGGCCAGCCCCTACTATCGCATCATAGATTTTTTGAACTGCCGCAGAAGCAGACGCCAAGTCATCAAGTTCGCTTAAAACTGTTTTGAGTGGTGTTCCGATCGCTTGTGTTGCCACGTAGCTGAATCCAGAGGTATCAATCTTCGTATTTTCGAGGATTGGCATCAAACTTCTGGTATCCGATAGGTTCCCTTGAACGGTGGGGCCAGTAACAGCATTCACAGTGATTGAGCAAATCTTTTTAAATCCAGAAGGGACAGCGGGGTCTACAGGAGAAGGTGCGGGAGTTCCTTCAACGACCTGCAAGGTGGATAGCCAGTCCGTTTCTGTTGGAATCGTTTGTGGCGCAACCACGCTCGTAATGAAATCCTTAACGTTTCGTGATTGGGAGAGAGTCGTCGCCCTGTCTGCACGGGCCACGATGATGTCTTTTCTTGGATTCGTGCCGTCCGCCACAGAAAGAGTTAGAGTCGATGCTGTAGGTCTATAAAACATGCGTCTTGTTGATTCTGGGCTGACTTGAGTTAAGTCCTCTTGAATGCCAACGCCAGCTCTTACAGAGACGTGAGTAGGGTCAATCAAATCCACAAAGAATGAATCTTGGAAAAAGCCCTCGGCCTGTTTATCTACGAAGTGGTATAAAACCCGTTCGAGGCTCCATTTTTCAGTGAGCTGCATTATTCGATTTAAGTCCTGGAATGTGACCTCTTGTCCGTCATTAAAATTTACACGCATTTTAGCCCTCTCATTGCTCTAGTATTCTGTAAAAGACTCCGGCAGCTCTAGCCTTATTTATTGAAACGTTTATAATGGCCAAAAGCAAGTCAATATCTAGCGGCCCTAATGAACCAGCGTAGTGACCTCTGCTCGCATACATTTCACGATTCAAATAGCTATTTGACTGCGGAATTTGTGGCGGTATGATTACCGAAAAGTAGTTATAATGCCTTCTGTCGGTGAAAACGTCATCACGATTTAAAAATGACCCTCTATTGCAGAAGACACCGTCTGTCATGTGTTCAACTATTTTACACTCACCGACGATCAGGAGTGCATCAACAAGTGCTTTTATCGCAGGCTTGTTTGAGCTGTTGATAATGTTTTGAACTCTTTTTGCATAGAGATAATTTGGCTCACCCTCAAGGCGCAAGATGTTTCGCTCTTCTCCGTGAGTGTCCAAGAAACCGTCACCGGCCTGTAGAATAAATGTTTCAGCAAAATGGGCATCGCCACTTTCTTGAGTCAATGACAATAGCTTTGCAACGGCTTTGAAGATAGCCACGTTGTAAAACTCAGATTCAAAGAACCAACTTGGAACCCAAGATTTCAGCTTATTGTACCATTGATCTTGATTTAGCATGTACCTATCGCCATCGTGCCAGGAATGATTTTAACACCAGCAGAGCCAGCAACGTCCCCTGATGGTGAAACTGTAGTGAATCCATTAGAAACTAAATCATTAGTTCCGCTTGGCCCCCAAATCGCAAGCATTGCGGCGTTCGCATCGGAAACGTCGAATCCTGTTCCGATCTGAAGTCCTGCGATATAATCTTCCATGGTTTGAAGGATTGGGTCTGGATCAGTTGATAATTGAGCGAAATTTGGGCCAGAAGGATTCAGGGTGATCGCCCCAGTCCAGCTAAGAACGAATGGAGTCGTCCCTAGAATTGTGACTCTTACGCCAGCCGCACGGACGGGATCAACCGCCTGTCTAACGGCTTCAATGAGCGCATTATTCGCTCCGCCGTTTGCATCTGCTATGTACAACGTGACGTATGGTATTCTGAAATAATCACCAATAGGGCTTGATGACCCAATATCCCACTCAATTACCACTTTTTCGATCTCTACGACTGTTGCGATAACGACACCAGAAACAGTCTTCGCAGCGGCTTGAATTGCCGCAACAGTAGCTCCCTTAATCGCTTCAATCTTATTTTTGATGTACTGCCTATAATCTGCGTCGTTCATCACAGGAGCACCGCCAGAGAGTGCCTGGGCGTTGTTTACAGTGACGCTCGTGTCAGTCAGTGCCGATTCAATCTGTGTGATCGTATTTGATGCCACGTTTCCGCTAGTACCAGCTACCAACGCTTCAACAGAGGCATTGATAGTCGTTCCTGTCATTAAAACACTTGAGATGGTTTTATATCTTTGTGAATTTCCGCTTGCGTCCGTTGGAGTCTTTACAATGGTGCCAGCTATGATCGACACATCTCCTGCGGCTATGTTTGGTCTTGAGAAGGTAACGACGCCAATAGCTTCTTGAGCCAATGGCCTAGCGAAAGTGTCTCCAAAATGGTCAACAGCCAATGTCTGCAAGTCATCTGGGCCTCCAGTTACTTCAGGGCCATCAGCAGAGTCGAAAAACGTCTTTCTGAACTGATCTACAATGAGGGTCATTGCCTCATGAACTGCTGTAGAGGCTGCACCGCCTTCAATGTCGTTTATAGAACCTTCATTGAAGTCAGTAAGGTCGGAATTAGCCTCCACCTCACCTATGTAAATCTCAAGTAATTCATTGACGCTTAATATTTGTGTAGCCATTTACGCCCCAAACGGTTCAAATTTCATTTCTATTTCATCGTAACCCACGGGCTTGACCCTAACAATAATTTTAGTCAAGTCTGGCTTCGATTGGTTAACTGATATTGAAACCCCACTGACTTTCTCTGTCCTGGGGTCTTGCATTAGCTGTTCTTCGATCTTTTTTGCTAGTTCTCGCTGTTTTGAAAGGGTTGATGGAGCATTCAGATAGTCTTTTGCACCAACGCCGTATGTAGGGCGATGCACTATAGAGCCAGGGGTCGTTATAATCCTTCTAAGGCAAGCCTCTTTGTAGTTATCCAAGCCCTCGATTCGTTCTCTATCACCGGATGATGTCCTAACGTAATCCTTATAATGCCTGATGTCTCTACCTAAAAACTCTGTGATATTTGCCATTAGCCCACCGTTCCTGTTGCTGTACCCGTACCCGATCCTGAGCTTCCACCGCCAGGAGTTACTCCGCTCACTGAAGCGACGGCCACTGAAGATGTCACGACAGCATTCGCCTGAATGTACTCAACGACCGCAGTACCTATAGCATCACAAAAATCCTGATAACCGCCTTCAAATCCAGGAACAGGGTCAGGGAATCTGGCATCTAGCTCTTGCTTTATCTTCGCCGAAAGTCCGGCAGGTGTCATAGCCATTATGCGCCCCCTCGCTCAGTAAATGAAAGCTGTGAAAGGAAATTCGTGTCCTGATCTGTTGAGTATAATTCTTTGTCGGCGTCGATGTCGTCTTTAATCGCTTGTAGATCCAAAATAAACTGCGGGTGAGTAGGGCACTCAAGCCCTGGGAGGTTTCCGATAGTCATTGGCCCCGCCATCATCTTATCTATCAATGTGGACAGTCTCAGGAGCGCATTTTCGTAAGCCTGTTGCATTACTAAACCAAGAATAAGCGGCTCAAGCACATCAGAATCGGTCTTGGCGAGATTGATTCGATCTCCGCCGATAACCTGGGCCTTTGTCTGACCCCAGAGGATATTCCTTTTTCCTGACTTGGATTTTGAGATCGTATCGCCATCAATTGCTTGCTGTGGGATCGTATCCTCATTGCTTGGAAGCCTGCAAACAACGTGAGCATAGTCCTCTAAGCCTTCGGGAATCGCAATTAAAGCCATGTCATTAACAGAGATTGGGCCGTAGTCTCCGGCGTCTGGTGCGACAGACATAGCCCCTACCTTCGCAACGATTTCGTGGTTGTCTGGAAATAAAAGGACCTTAACTCTGATCGAAGATTTGTTTGATGCGTACTCAATCTTTGTGATCTTTCCAAGACTCACCCAAACTCTTCTGTCTTTCATTATTTCTCTAAGAGATTCTAAATCTGGCGGCATCATTTGAGTAACCTATTCTGAAGCTCAATAAAATTGACAAAATCAAGAGACATAGTAAAGCCCTGATCGTCCAGGTTGAACCTAACAGACTTCGTATAAAATACCATTGGCGTTTTTCCGTAGGAAGCAGCCAAAGCGTCTACAATACCAATTGCGGTATTCGCCTCATATCCAACAGATTGCAAATATCTCTTACGATCTTCTATAGATGAGCTTCTAGCCATCGCAACCATGTCGGCTTGGCGAATCTCAATTCCTATCGGAGTCCCATTTCTTACTTTTAAAAGATTGTAATCAGTGCGCACATTATTTTTGTCGTCTTGAAATATTCGCATCTCTTTTGTTTCCATCGAACCGTCAATTTGTTGACGCCCAACTTCCTCAAAGATCCCCTCACCGATTTTAATTAGCTGTGGCTTGTTTTTTATGTTCGGAATCCTGAACGTCAAAAACGGAGCATCTTCTTCTTCATCTTTTTTTGCTCTTGGAGATCCAGAACTGACCGCAGTAGTAACACCATTTTTCACAGTGCCTTTTCCGTAAGACTTCACTTCGTTTTTTGGTATTTTTATTCTCTCGCGAACAATACCAATATCTTTTGACCACTCTTCTGTTGCTTCCTCTGGGATCAATGCCTCAATTACTTGCTTTGATTCAATAGAAAGAGAAAGAACTTTTATGTTGAAGTTCTTTTGTCTTCCCAGCTTTCTTTTAAACTCAAGCTTTTTTAAGTTTCGTCCATATATAAACTGAATCGCTTTATCTTTAGAGTAGAGAACTCGTGGCTTGCTGATGACTAATTTATCAAGCTCAATGTATGCAATAAGCCCCGCTCTACTAACCAAATCCTGTATAACATCCCAATAAGTATCATCACGACGAACATTTTTTTGGCCTTCGAGCGATCCAAAATCAGGCGCAAATTGCGCAAGAGTTGGTAGTGTTTCATTTGATCTATTCTCCACTTTTAAGTCTGCTGTTGCCGGAAGTGCTGCTACAATATCTTTCAAAATCTGCTCTAGTGGAGTAGTTAATGGAATAGTGCTTCCTTTTGGATAAGGCGCATCTATCAGAAGAGCCGTAAAATCTCTGCACTCAAACTTCACAAATCTGTTTGTATCATCAAGCTCGATTGTATTCTCGTCAGCAAATCCCTGAAAGATTGTGTTTGATGGGCTTGGAATCAATTCGTTTGAAGTATCTTCCATGTGCGCAGTAACGCCAAGTGCTCTGATTGTTCTTGGATCAAATGGGAAGTTTTTATAATCCAGTTCAAGAGAGCATGTGTCGGCCTGGGTGTAATCGTTAATATTCACCTCAAGACGTTTTGGTCTGCATTGAACATGGTAAGTCTCTTGCAATTTTACGCTAGAGCCCTGCTTGTAGTCCTCAAAGACTATTCTCAAAGTGCAGACGGCTTTTGGGTAATAAAGAGAACTCATAATTTTGGTATCTCCAGAACCGCCCCGCGAGTGAGATCAGTTGAAGTGAGCTTATTATGATCGTAGATTCTCTTCCAATGATCAGGCACTCCGTAATAACGAGTAGAAAGCTTTTGCAAACTGTCTCCAAGAATAACTCTGTGACGATTCATCGGAACAGTTCTTGATAATGCTTGGAATCTTTTTAGGAGTTGATTTAAAAGCTCTTGAATTGATAGAGTGTCACTCATGCTATTGCCGATGAATGCACTCGCTCTATACTTTCTTGGAACAGGAAGTCCACTAAGCCCTACAGCATAAGAAATTGCGCCGACTCTTCTTCGGTATTGAATCATTGTATTTTTTGCGTACTTAATAAGTCCAACAGCACGGCTTAAACTGTTTGTGATGTCTTCACCTTGAGAAATTACAGTGTCAACAAATCCAGTAACAACGCCCAGAACCTGAGCAACAGATCCGGTGAGCTGATTCATAATGTCTGCAATTGATGCAGGGACTTCACTTGGTGCGAGAGTATATTTTAATTGAAATGCAGTAGCACTTGCGATCAAAGCAGTGTTTACCTCAATAGGTACATCATTAATCTTATCAACGAGCTGGTAGTTTCGTGGACGGTTAACACCAAAAATGCTGAATGTAATTTCGTAGTCAATGTCTGCAAGCGTCTTCTCACTAGTCTTTACCTTCTCAAGTACACAGTACCTAGTCCACTCGCCAAGCTGGATTTTAACAAGTGGTTTTCTCTTTGCCATCTCTTCAAGAGCTTCTCGCATTTCATTTGCGACGCCTCTGAAAGATGGATCTTTATATTTCTTGTCGTAAAATCTTCCCTTGATTACTACGTCGTCTTCTTCGTATCCAAGTACGTGAATTGTTGGCTCATCACTACCAGGATAAAATTCTTTTTGCTTTCTGATCGTAACAGCTCGCTCAAGTCCCTGGTGAGGAAGCATGTTGCCAGCCAAAACAATCTTTATGTTGTCTCGTGGCCCGTCTAAAATCTCTTCGATCAAAAATCCATCAGGATAATCATTCGTGAGAGCGAGGCTAGTTTGATCGACCGATCTTGAAAACGGGTTTCTTATAAAGTTGGTAAGAGATCCAACAGGCGAACCAAGAGAACTCGCTCCGCCAGAAATTGTTTTCGCAGGCGTTTCAATTAAACTCATGTGGGACTCCCTGCGGGAGCAAACTGCCTACCGCGAGATTGTGTTGGATTCTGAGCGGCTTTCATTAGCTGTTTTGTTAAGCTAAATGCAACTCGGTCAGGCTCCATTTGTTCTTTAAATTGGTTTTTGATCTCTACTTTTCCGATGTTTGTCACTTGAGTTACTGTTGATTCGCCAGTCGATACTTTTCCAAGAGCTTCCTCAAGTAGCTGATCAATTCCAGCATTGAAAGCATCGCCAATAGCAGCAAAACTAAATCCACCACCAGAGAAAAACTTTTGAAGCTGATTAAAAAGTTCCATAATTGCAAAAACAATTCCTTGGAATGTCGCCCTGGCCAAAAGAAGAGTGGTCGCCATGAACTCTAGTGCTGATGCAGCCATTCTAGCGTATAGGCTAACCTGAAATAGAGGAGATATGAACTCCGCTACAGCGTCAAACGCATCAAAGAATGGTTGAAATATAAATTTAAAAAGTCTCATCACTTCTGCAAATCTTGGCGCAAGTTCTGCAAGTGCTTTTGCGTCGTTTATTTTTGCGTAAGCAATTGCTCTTGAAATCAGTTGGATGAATCCAACTAAAAGAGCAAGTGGGACAAGGATCGCAGTGATCGCAGCGAACATCTTCACAAAGAGCGCCATCAAAAGTCCTGCGCCGACTGTACCGACTCCGACAGCGACTGCAAGTGCCCTGAGCGCAATCGTAACAATTGGGATCGAGATCCCAAGCATTCCAAGAACGTGATTCATTGCTATGAACCCGCCCACGACACCAAGGATTGTACTCGCAAGCTTCACATCGGCAGCAAGTCTGCTTGCCTGATAAAATGTTGCCAGAGCAGTCTCAGGCTTTTCAAAAGAGCTTGCAATGATCTTTCCGAAACTGTCAAAAATAGCTTTACCACTTGTCTGCAAATAATTATTAAGCCCATGAAGAGCCATTTTTACAGGTACGATAAGAGCATCACCGACGCCCTTTATGATCGAAAATGTTCCCTTGATATTCTCAGATAACCGTCTCATTTCTCCTGATAATGACAGCGCGTTCCCATGCGTGTAGTTCACATTAGAACTAAATTGCGCAAGACCCTTCGTTAGAAGATCCAATCGTTGCGCAGCAGGGAGCGCATTAAATTTCTGAGTCCCACCTGATTCTCCAAATGGCTTCAATGCCTTTGTTTCACCAGTGAGCCTTGTAAATAAAGTATCATTTCCGCTCGCATCGCCAAGCACAGCTCTTACAAGCTGCTGTTGAGCCATACCAGGGTCAACTCCCAGTGTAGGAGCAGATTTTAAATATTGACGAGACAGATCCACGCTCTTTGACATGGTAACGTCATCTAATCCATGACTAAGTAAAACAGCTCCGAGCTGTTTTGAGGTGCTAAGAAGATCCGAAGTGGAAAGCGAAAACTCCTGGGCCTTTTTATTGATGTTGCTCATTGTAGAATCAGCAACAGCAAGAGCATCCGCCCAGGTCATCGTCCCGCCAGCATTTGACGTGATGATGTTTGCAATGTCTCTTTGAGACTGCGCAAACTTATCGGAGACTTGGAGTGCTAACCCCAAGGCTCCGAGTAAGCCCCCTGTACCGATACCCATGCTCGCTACAATTCCTGCACCCAATCTTTGAAAGCTATGTAAAGCACCATCAGCAGCCGTGCTGATGTCTTGAACCGCACTGGAAAGTTTTTCAGAACCTAAAAGAGCAGAGCCGATCTCAAATCTAAACTCAGTAATCACATTGTAAAGTAGAGGGGCTGCCATTTAGTCTCCTGTTCCAGTAGATTTTTCGTTCTTTATAATCTCCGAGAGTTGATCACAAACAACTCTTAGCTTCCATGGTTGCATCTCCAGTATATCCTTTGGAGTAAAGCTTGTGTACCTGCAAATCCAGGTTATTGTGCGCCAGAGCTGCTCGCCACGGTGGTGATCTCTGGCTCCTTCTCCTCCCCCATGGGGTCTACGCCTGTAATCTTATGTACTACCTTACGAACTTGATTTAGCTCTCTGTAGTTGAGTAAATCGCCGAGTTTTTCAACATCAGTTCCGCTCAATTTCTTTCCATCAATTTCAATGATGAGGATCTTTAAAAGCTCATCACCAAATAGCTTTTGGAATAGCTCCTGGCTCTTTCCAGCTCTATTTCCGACAGCTCTGATTGCCATGTCCTCATATTTCATTTGCATGTCTCTTAGGACAACTTCTTTTCCTGATCCAAGTACAACTTTAAAAACGTCTTCCATTTGATTTCTCCTAGTAAGTTACAAAAAAGGGACGACAGATAATCTGCCGCCCCTCGTTCGTGCGTTCCGCATAAGCAGATTGATTACAATGGTAATCTGCCGGATGCCTGCCATTCAAGTCTTTTTGTGATTTTCTCAGTCAAGTTTGGCTGGCGTTTCGACATCTTAAATTGCATGTCGTAATATACATAGGCACGCACTGTGCCGTCTGCATAAAGCTCTTCCATAATAACTGTGATTTCTTCAACGCCGATACCAGCAAGGTTGTTTGCAATAATCGCGTCAATAAAGTCGTCAACCTCTGGGCCCTTAACTTCAAGATCCATTGAGCCTGACCAACCTTCGACAGTCTGATCGCCTTCGCCTACTGATTTACCAACGTAAAAAGATCGTGAAAAATTTGAGTCCTGGTTTACTTCTGCTGCTGTGATTTCCACAATGTCAGCAGGTGCCCCAGCTTTAAATACTTTTACACGTCCCTGATGCCCTCTAATTGATGGAGCCATGATCTTATTCCTCCACTTCCGTTACAAGCACGGATTCACCGATCTCTAATTCGAACACGAGGTATCTCATAGAGCTGTAAATGCGTCTTTTAACGAGGATTTTAAAGAAGCCAGCCGCAACAGAAGCTGCGGTATTTTTGCTTTCAGTGTCGATAAGGCGTGCCTTACCTTCACCTTCAACCTCTGAATCGCCTGGTAAAATGCCAAGAGAAATTTGCTGATCATCAAATGCCAAAATTGCGCCCTTAACTTCTCTGCGTTTTTCTTTTGAGTTCACTTCACCTTGATAATTCTTCAAGAAGCGAGCAACAGAATCACCGTAGTAATCTGCCATTCTGCGACGTAGAACTGTCAATTTGCTGCTGTTTGCAATCTGAGTAACGATGCCAGACTTAACAACAAATCCGATGTCCTGGTCGAACTCAAATGCACTAATGCCTGCATCTTTTAACTGGATGTAGTCATTGCGTTTCAATTGGCGTTTCAGGTTAGTGATGCCGCTTAAAAACTGTGTGTTTGATGTTTTTGCAGGGTCAATGTTTGGTGCAGTCTGAGAAAGCAACGAAACATAAAAACTTGCAGGCTGAACCATTTGGGTTACGCCATCAATTACAGTTTCAACCCATGGATAAGCATAGATGATGCGGCCTTCAGAATCTCTGTAGTTCGCAACGTCTGCAATCGCTTGGGAAACGGTATCAGTTTCTAATCCAGCTAAAACAACCATCTTGTCTGAGGTGTCCGCAACGTGTTGTTTCAAGTAACCGTTTCTAGTTGCGTTGTACGCATCTAAAAATAAGAAGTTACCAGCTCTTTCAACTTCTGCGACAGCAATAGCTGTTTGGTAGTCAGTATCAGCAACAGTACCGTCAGAACCAGTAGCAAGATTTGTGAATGCTACGTTTGCAGGTTCAGCAGCGGAACTATTTACTGTTGCAGTAACCAATGCAGAATTTCCGAAAGTAGAACTTGTGATCTGAGTAATTACGACATTGTCGTAAACTTCGTCAGGTAGCACAGCGTTTGCATTCGCGTCTCTGATTGTATATTTCTTACCGCTAGTAGATCCAGCTTCGATCTTAACTTGGATATTGTTTCCGTATGCGCCTGGGCCTTGCTTTGCAGTAAATGTAATACGATCTGCTGGAGATCCACCACCATCCTGAAATGCTTTAAGCGCAGTTACAGAAGCAGCGGCAACAACTCTGATTACTCTTAGTCTGCCGAACTTTTTATTTTTCATTGCGACATTTCCAGAAAAACTGGATTTGCCATATTGTTCGTGAAATTGGCCGATTGAAGACACTTCCTGAAGAACATTTGCAGGACCACGCTGGAACTGACCAGCTAGAATCGCAATGTTTGCAGGGCTCCCAATAATATTAGGAGATGGTGCCGTCTCACTTATCACGATGCCGTCTACATCGTCCCAAACTGTGGGATCAGTGCTTCTAAAAATGCTTCCCATCTTATGCTCCCTCTTGTTTTTATATTATAACATCAGTTCCAATATCGTATTCAACTTGAGTCTCAACAATTTTGAACTGTTCTTTTTCAAGTATGGCATCACAATTCACCAAAACCACTATTTTTGTGCGCCATTCTTTTCTTTGTGATCCAGCCTCACTGTCATCAAAAGCAAAGGAAACTAGATTGTACCTTGCTATGATATTGTGATAATTCTCGAGCCGCAATGAAATACCGAGCGTTTCCATCTCGTCTCTTACGAATTGATCGTTAAATGCTCGATAAAATGACTCATACAGCCTATGACGCTCTGGCTTGCTTCCACTCCAAATGTCTAGCTGCATTCTCCACTCATAATCACCAACAACATACTTGACAGAAGACTTTACATCCTCGCCATCAATCTCTTCTATTGTCTTTTTTACTGTTTGCAGGTGCCTATGGATGACTGGCGGACCAGAAAATATCGACAATGCCGGATATTTTAGCGCAATATTTGGCTCCGGCCAGTCTTCCAAGACTTCCTGAAGTTCGGGCATCTTCTGTTTTAAGAAGAGCGCCAATCTTTTGACTACTTCTTTTGATGCCGAATCAGTTTCAGTCACTTAATTTGATCTCCTGACGAATGTTTTCTAAAATTGTTGGCAGCATCCCCTCTAATACTTTTCGGGGTTGCATTCCGTTCTGTGCGATCTTGTTTTGAGTGCCCTTAGCTAACGCCCAGACCTCTGGTGAGTAGTTTGGAGGCTGGCTTGAGTCTTTCAATACACGCTTTGCCCAAGCCAATAGAGGAGCTATTGGCGGTGTAAACGGCCTAGAGCCTTCCTCAATGATTGCAGCGTGCGGAGCTGTATTCCCAAGCACTACAGATTGCTCATCTGCTGTGAAATTCCAAGACTGCGCATAAAGTCCGGTGTCCACTGGCGAGTTCTCGACAAGCCCTGAGATAGACTTCGCAACACCAGAGATAGTCCCTTTTCTTACTTGCTCAAGGGTCTTTCCTGGCATTTCCTGAATCACTTTTGCGAAGTCGTTTAGCTTTATGGTTGTGGTCATTTGATTACTTTTAGATGTCTTCTTTTTATTAATTTAGAAAGAGCTGGCACTCCATGAACTTGAGCAGCTCTTGCCCCAACAAATGCCCCAAAACCAGCTACAGATCCAGCTCCAAGCGTGAATGAATGTTTCAAAAATTCTTTTGCCCCAGAAGTTACACTTTTTGTTCTGTCATACTCCCTAAGACCTTTGTAGGCCGAATATCCTTGTCCTGCAATGCCAGCCAAGGCTCCTGCAACACCAAGACCAAGTCCGGCAGCCGCAAATGGCGGCTTACTAACTCCGCTTTTTGAAATCGTAAGGGCAGCAGAACTCGCAAATCCACCTATTGCGCCAATTGCCGCCGTCTTTTTGTAATCACCAGGAATATTTCTTCCGCCACTATTTGATGATTTCTCCCCTTTATCCCTAACAGGAATAATTCTTCCATTCTTGCGAATAAATCTCATGAGTCGTATCTCCTCTGGTCACTAATTGGTCTAACTTGAATATCAAATTGCAAATATCTTTCTCTAACAGAGATGACAGTATAAAGCCTGCCATCAATTTTCAAAAATCTTTCTTGTCCTGGGCCGAGTGTTGTTGGCTCAAATGTTTCTCGTGGATAGCGTTGCTTATCAACCATCTTCAAAAGCAAATCGCCTTGCTTCACATTGCCACCTTCAAGCGCACGAAAGTTTAAAGACAAATCCACTATATGAGGAGTGTTCACAAGAATCATCTCGGCGTCTTCGACAACGCCCTCGCCCACTTCGCCGCCAGACCACGTCCTGGTCACTATATAAACCTTTTTTAAGTCCGCCCCAATAGCATCTCTGATGCCTAAAATTGAATCTGAGCAGTCTTTTAAAGATTCAATTATGCTCATACGCACACGCTCACGTTAACGCCATTTCCATTCATCATTGGAATATCTAGTAACTGCGATAACAAACGGATAAGCCTCGAACGTTCTTTTCTAAGCCAGTAGATTTCATCTGGATTCAATTCGATCTCATCAACACGCTTTGCGGCGAGTCTACACGCAGCGCCCTCAAGCTTTTGATCAATCGCTGTTATCTTCTCAGTGAGTCCAATCACATTGGCTTCAAGTTCTGGAGTCAAATTTTTAAGTCTATCAGCCACCTGAGAATTGTAATTGGTAGATCCTTCGATAATAGATTTCCCAGACCATCCAAGGTACATCACAATTGTCTGTTGAGTGGCGGCTGATAGTGCCATTTATTTTCTCCTCATTGAAACTTCTTGAGCGGCTGGTTTTTTACCTTGCTTTGATTCTTTCTTTTCTGAATCTGGTTTTTTATCTGTCTTTTTCTTTGCGTCTGATTGTCTACGTCTTCCGGTTGCCATTATCTCTCCAAGTATTGAGAGCGGGGGGATTTCTCCCCCCACCTAATTAGACTTTGTACATCTCTAATTGTACCACTGCTAAAGTAGGAACGCCTGTTCCGTTTTTAACAACGTTTACAACAAGATCAGAACCCGCAGGAATTTCAAGCTCAACTTCAGGAGCGTGTTTCGCTACGTTCTTTACTAAAGCGCCTTCGTTAGCAGCTCTAGTATCAATCTCAGCCAACACAGCTCCGCTTGGAGCAGCTAACAATTGAACTTGTAAATAGTTTGTATTGTCAGCAGCTAAAGCAGCCTGGTTGATAAGACTCATTTTCTTCATGATCATTTTTTTACGTGCATGTAAACCAGGAAGCTCGATTGAAGCTGCCTGAGTACCTACATTTACCATCACTAGGTGAGGGTTATTTTCGTTTGACTTACTCATTTTAATGTCCTCTTTTTAAATAGTTTTAATTTATGGAGGCGGTTTCCCGCCCCCATACAATTAGGCATCAATGCTTGTAGCGAAAAGGTTACGGCAAATGCGCTTGTCATCTGCTGAAACTTTTGCGTGGAAAGCCTTCACACCGTAATACTGACCACCTGTGAATAGATGTTCTCTATGTAACAAGTCGTAGTCTTGATCCATTTCAGGTTCCTCAGCGGTAATAATACCGTAAGGATCTGCCTTGATAATGAATGAGTAAAAGGATTTCTTGCCACCGATTGTTGCGCCAGCAGGCATGGTGTCCAATGTGAACAATGCCATACCTAACAAACGGCCCATGAAACCAGCAACGCCCCAGAAAGGATCGTTTGCATCTGCTTTCAAGAAGCCAGCGGTAGGATCTGTGATTAAATCCAAATAACAAAAAGAGTGCATGAAAATCGCAACGGATTGGTCATGCTTATCGCCGAAAGCGATAATTTTACCTTTTGCAATGTTGGTGATCTTAGCCAAGTCTGTGTTAGCAGCGGCTACGAAACCATCAGAGTAATTGGATGCGGTGTTCATCTCAGTGATCAAATCTTTGTCCACTTTTTCTGCGTGAACGCGAGCAATCTGATTTTGAACTTCGCCAAAGATTTCTTCGCGTCTTGCTGCGGACTTACGAAGAGCACGTCTTTTCACGCCAACAGCTTTTGCAACTTCTTTAACTGTGCATGAAAATGCGTCATCTTGTAACTTGTCCACAGATAGACCAGAATCTTCATCTGGCTCTTCTGCATCACCAATTTTTTTGAAATATGGAAAGTTTACGGTTTCGCCGGGTGCCGCAGTAAGAGTGTTATCTCTTTTTGCGAATTGACCGACAACTAATTTTCTATCGAAATAAGCCTGAACGTGTTGCGCCCAGACTTTGGGTTCAAATGCGAAATCTGCTGCTTTTGTAGCTCCCATTTTTATGTCTCCTTATGCCTTATACGGCTTTTCTTTTTGGATGTGCTTGAGCAAACAATTCGTCGTATAGCTTACGGTTTTTGGTAAAAAGTTCTGATCTTTCAGTAATACCCATTTGTTTGAATTTCTCCAAAGTAACTGAGGTATTCTTTTTATCTGGATTGATATTGTGAGAGCCATCAACGCTCGTCCTGTTTTCAGATCCACCATCTGCGGAGCCCATGTTCCGAGATGCTCTTTTCGCTAATTTGGCTGCATCGGCAAAATCTTCCTCTGACAGCTCGTCGCCCTCTTCAAGAGATGCGAGTTTTTTCTTAACGAAAAATTCAAAGAACTCTCTATCCTGCTTACCTACGCTATGCTCTACTGCTTGCTCTAAAATAATTGTACTGACTGCAAGCTCTTCATTCTGTTGCTTCAAACGCTGTGCGATTGTTTCGGCGTCTTCTTCCTCATCGCCACCCAACATTTGCTTGAACTTACTCACTAGCTCTGCATTTTTAACACGCTCATCTTTAGCTCTTGTTCTATGCTTGCCGTTTTCTTTTCTTAGCTTTTGAATGTAAGCTTTTGTTTTTGCGTCCAGTTTCGACTCGTCCAGCGAATCGTCTTCTTCGTCTTCTTCGTCATCGCCACCAGTGCTAGACTTTTTATTTTTTGTACCTGCATCGTCTTCTTCATTATCATCTGCGAGAGACTCTAATGCTGCTTCGTATGCTGATTTTGCTGCTGCATGGGCAGACTTCAAGTCTGCGTTTTCGGGGTCTGCTGCTAATTTTTTTGCTGCTTCTTCTAGTGCTGCTTTTAATTGCTTAATAGTCATTTTGAGGCTCCTCCCTTGATCCAGTCAAGCGGTTTAGTTATTCCAAGTTTCTCTATACGGGACCATTATAGATCGGTCATTGGGCCGATCCGGTGGCACCATGTAGATTCGTTTCTTACCATTCCAAGTGTATTCAAAGGGCTCATCGATGTCCACAATAAGATTTTTGCGTGCCGCATACTTAGAATCATCGCCCGTTCTTGAATCCATTGGATGAATAAGGGTCTTTTGGAGATCGGGGAGAAATTGGGCTTGAGTCTCCTGCATCGTCTTTTGCTTTCCTAGGTTATAAACGCCGTGAAGTTCAGTTCTGGCGATTTGGGTAAGCTTCCACTCCTCGCCAATGAAAAACTGGCCAAGTCGCTGAGTGACCTGACTTAGTGAGATTTCCTCAATCGCTGCATTTGTGAGAGCATCTGCAAGCTGGCTTCTGATCTGCTCTGAGTACGCATCAAGGCTTGATTGATACTTGCTCACCAAAAGATTATTAACATCCTGGGCAATCAAAGCCACATTAAGATTAATGGGTGTCACCGCACCTGTGAACATTTTGTCAAATGTCCTTATTTCCGAGAGCAGGTCTTCGATCCCTAGCATTGCGGCCCTCTCTGCGCCTGGGGTCATCCCTTCAAGTAGTGAGCGATTCATTGCAGATATTGCGCCGTCTACCTGTGCAAGTACGCCTCTTAACTGCTGAGCTGTGAAAGTATCAGCACGAGTGCTATCCAGCCGATCACGTAGATCGCTACGAATTTCACGGTATCTTTTGAGCAGCTTACGAGCTTCAGTTTCTTCAAGCTTTAGCACCCCTTGAATGTGATTTTCTACAATTCCAGAACTGTCTACCGTTTCAAAAAAATCAGGCATTTTCGTCCTCGACATAGACTACATTACCAGACTTCCTAAGCCTTCCGAAAGTATGAATAACAAACTGTGGCCTATCTTTTGATGATGCCCTGCCCGTGTATGCCCTGGTCATAATAATGACATCAGACACATAGATCGTGCTCATCTTAGACTTTCCAAAGCTTGCGATGGCCCATGGAGTAGAGCCGCTGATTCGATCTCTGCTTATATAGATTTCCCAGTGCCCAACTTCCATTTATTTTACAAATCTTGAGAACTTGGAGAGATTTTTAATTGCGTTTTTGAACCCGGAGAGTCCGCTATAGTATCCAAGCCCTACAGAAGCACCCACAATGCCACCAGCAACGGCATTTGCTGTTGTTTCTGCTGTTCCAGGCTTCTTGCCCTTAACGCCCTCATAAAGATTGCTAAGACCACCAGTAACCAGCGCACCACCAGCAATCCTACCGAATGCCCTAACCTTTTGCCTGTTTTGAAACATGGCATTTGATGCAATACCGGCTCTGAACGCGTCTCTTTTGAACTTATTGAGTAGCTCTTTTTGAGCTGGCTTAAATACGAACTCGCTTGCAGTATCTGTGCCAAATCCTAGATCAGGCTGCCATGGAGTTAAACTTTTACTGGATGCCTTGGTAGCTGCTTTTCTGCCTTTTTCTATGATGACCCTTGCGCCTTTTGCTGCCGCCCTAGAAATATCCTCAAGTCTCGCAGAAGCAAGAACCATTTTAGAAGCAAAGCGACCGGCAAACAGTGCCGTCCCAACTCCTGCAGCAACTAAACCAGCACCCACTATGGCTGTCTTAACCTGCGGGTCAATGCCTTTAGCCGGAGTCTTAGGTGATCCGCCCTTTCGAATCGGGATTATGCGCCCATTTATGCGTCTGAAGACCACGTCACCCATTTAAAACCCCCCGAAAGGATTTATAACTGGTTGCGTCGCAACTTTCTGCAGCTCAGTCTCAATATCTTCAACCCCAAACTCTTTCACGCCTGCAAGCCATCTCGCAGCCCATTCGCGAGAGAATATATTGGCACTAGTCGCAGCCGTCGCAACTGACAACATCTCTTTCATGTCAGTCATCGTAAGAGGAAAAACGGGGGGCCATGATGCCTGAACGTCTAAGCTCTTTGGCGCATATCCTGCAGGGATTGTGATAGGAGATTCGCCGTATTTTTCTTCGGTGATGAGTACAGCTAAAGCCATTTTTACAAGCAAGGCTTTGATCCCAAGCTCGATAAACGGTCTGATCTCATTTAAAAGCTCTACAAACGGGCCATGGAGAACCTCTAAGGCCCTACCTGACTGTGCATGTGCAACCATCTTCTCAGGGTCCATCATAACGACCCTAGAGATGTCTTGAACGCCTAATCTCACCTTATCTCGAAGCTCACTAGCAACCTTTACGCCATCAAGGTTAGACTCTAAGAAATTAGCCTCACCCTCTCTGCCTAGATTCCATGCCTTCTGAGAAGACCTGATAAGCTCGCTAAGCTCTTCCTCATCCATGTTTTTGATCGTTAGCTGAGGATCTTGGTTATATGAAACAGCCTCGCTTGATTGAGACAGGTTGTAATTAACTTCGTCGATAAAATCCATGAGATCAGTCAATAGGCCATATCCGTCAGGTGAATGCTTATCCTCGCAGGTACGGAACCAGTGGCCTTGTACAAAGCCCAGTTCATGGTCAACCCTAGAAACTACCTGAAACTCAGGCGGAGAGGTCGCCCCAGGCTTGTATTCTGGATTGTCAAATAGGATGTCTGTCATGGTTCCAAGAATCATCTTGTACCATTTCTTTTTAGGATTCTTTTGAGCATCAAGATCAGTTTGATCCTCATAAACGTAGCGGACTTCAACACTGATAAGCTCTCCCGCAGGAGAAAACTCTGGATAGCAATATTTTGACTTAAACCATTCGATTTTGATTGCATTTTCTACAATGTAAAATCGTACGAAAGCTGATCCTGTCGCTACAGTTCTTTTGATTGGCTCAAGAAGCCTTGATCTTAGCATCGAAGAGTTAATCAGCACCTTTAAGAACTCTGTGGTGTCTGGATCTTCGTCAACTTTCATCGTTGGAAAGTTTTTATCCCCAACTAGCTTAGAAGCCACTCTACTAGAAAGCACTTTTCCGTAAGAATAAATGATACGAGGCTTTCTTTTTCTGACCGCGATGTAGTCATCCTGGCAAGAAGCATTGTCCCAGTCTTCAAGATGATCGTACTGAGTATTTTCGTAGTATTTATCAAGTTGGTGCAGTAACGGGTCACGATAGAAAAGAACAGACTGGTCATAGCTTCCGTCCATTCGTATGCCCAGGTTGTTTTTTGCTAATTGTGCAAATCTTGATTTAGCTCGTGAGTAAAATTTGCCATCCCTAACTTTACCCGCATATCGTTGATCAAAATCAAATTCAGGCATTCAAATCTCCGTTTTTGCTATCTGCCGCCCATTGCATTCACACTGACAGCCGACGCTTTATATCTACCATTCACTAAATTATACAACATTTCAAGCGCATCTGGACAGTCGTCATGTTCACCAGGGAAGTTTTCAAGCTGGCTTTTAAATTCTTGTGACAAATTCCTATTAAAAACCACCCAGCCATGAGTAACCTTTGGTTCGATTGCAGTAATTCTTTCAACCTTATTTGCCGTCTGTTCGATGTCATAAAAACCAAGTTTTATAATACGCCCACCACGCTCCTCACGCCGTTTGCGCTCGTCAGCAAGATTTGGCAATAAAAGCTCTTTATACAGATTAGTCTCAACGCCAAACTTTTGATAGCTATAAAAATCGTGGTAATCAAAAATCTGCCTCATCCATACGGTCGGAGACTCTCTTTTAGTCCAGTCACTATGCACCAAAAGACGACCAACAGGGTCTTTGTATCCGGTCAAAATACAAGTAAAATCGCCCTTTGACTTGCTTTTCTTTTTGCCCGTAGCAGGGTCTATGACACCATAAGCGCATTGCTTTAAATCAGCCCATGGGATGACCTTTCCAGAAGTCTCAATGCAGATCCCTGCCTCAGTCTCTTTGTACCAATGGAACTGATTAAATACCCTAGAATCAGATCCTAATGGCTCTCCCTGCTTCTCTTTCATGAAAGACCTACGGCCTTGCTCGATTAATTCGATCATCAGATCGTAATAGGGCTCTTTCTCTGGCCAAAGAACCTTAACTCCCTCAAGCATTGCCTTTTCGTTTTGCAGGTAGAATATCTTTGCGTCATTGGCACGATTTGGATTGTCTAGGTTTGTGTAGATTCTCTGCCATTCATTCCACAGAACTCCATTTGAAGCCCATGATATGATCGCCTTATAGCTTTCTGCATCGTATGATGGATTATTCAGGATCTTTTTTAAAAGAGATTCTGGATGCAGTATGGTGCCGATAAACTCAATGCTAGTGTTCTCATCGCCTACTTTGCAAATGTCTTCAAAGAACCAATTTTCATACTTTTGGCGAATCTCTTCGTTTTCGACTTCGTCAGAATGCTCCACATCGTCGCAAATGATCTTTGAAGGTCTATCTTCATTGACCCTGATACCGCGTACTTGTACGCCAGTGCCAACCGCTTTAAACGAAGTCTTATAATCCCCGCAAATGACAGTAAAATCTGTTTCAGAAGGGTTTTTGCGAGGAAAGTGTATTCCGTACACATCAACCAGAAAATTGTTAGTAAGAATTTCAGTCCGAATGTCTTTAAGTTTTCCGTTAGCTTGTGGTTGTCCATTTGAACAGACGAGAATGAACCTCTCGAATCCATAACACGCATCATGTATGGGTTTGATGAGCGCGGTGATCGTGCTCTTCGCATAGCCACGAGGGGCACCGCGAACGAAACGGCCTTTTCTTCTAGGCTGCGAGTAATAGTCAAATACGTCCATGTGGAAGTCATTAAAATTGTGTTTACAGTAGTGCGCAAAGAAAAGGTCCGCAAAAAGCTCAAGATCATTACGGCAACGCTCGACAATCTCCAGCTTAACATCTGCAAGATCCTCATCACTTCCGTCCTGCAATATACTTAGCACGTAATCTATGAAGTCGATCCTTGATAGATTTGTCGATAGGTTTTCGTTCTTTGTCGTCGTCTGCTCCATCTAGCATTCCCTTCATGTTCGCAAGCAAGTGCAAGGCTTTAACTTTGTCATGTAACGCAACAGACATCGAAACAGAATCCCCCTTTGATGTACTTGATGACGAGCATGTAATTGATTTAATAGCTGCCGCATCCTCATCTGGGATGTCTTCAGAATTTTTAAGCTGGCAAGATTGGCCTTCCCAGGTGGCGACATTCTTAAGATTAGAGAAAGCCACTCTTGAAAGTTCAGTCAATATTTTTTGTTTAGTTATGCCGTACTTATCGCAAAGTCGGCCTGTTTCGATGCGTCTGGCGACTGCAACGGCGGCTTGAACCTTGACGTTGCTTAACAGCCTACTAGCGCCTTCTGGCGCTCCATTTGGTGAGTACCCGGCCTCTATGTAAGCTTTCTCGGCAACCCCACAAGATATATACACGATAACGAATTTTTGTTGTTTTGGGTTAAGTGCCAGGAACTCGGGACAGTCAGCAAGACTATTGGGCTCCTGGCCTTTTGTTTGCTTTTCCATTCCCTCATGGTAGCGGAAAAGCAGAGGAAGAGTCAAACTATATTGGCATTCCGCCCATTACCTGTGCCCTGAACACTCTTTTATGCCTTTCGTGATTTCTATCTAACAGCTCCGATGAACTGATGCCAAGCTCGTTGCTGATAGCACTCTTGAGTGCCTCTAACTCGTCACTGAGACTGTCAATTTTTTGTTCCATTTCCTTAAATGTATCAAGACTCATTGTTACTGTTGGTTCCATTTATTTCTCCTTTATATTCTGGGTGAGTTATTTTTATTAACATCATGATGTTCGAAATATTCAACAGCATCCTTAAACACGTTAACTAAAAGCTGGGCAGTTTGTTTGTTTTCAATCCACAATCCTAAATACTTGGCTTTTGATTTCTTATTCCATGTCTGATCAGCTCCAATAGCGACAAAAGGCTTACCAGAAGTGTTTCCAATCTCAATTGGCGTAGTCTCATTGATTAGTTTTATATTCACTTCCATCTCAATACCTCAAATTCTTTTCAAATATAACAGCCACACACTTAAGCGAAGCAAGTTGTTGCGGAGAAACCCACTTTGCTTTCTTCCACTGTGCATGAACATTCAAAACAAAAGACGGATCAAACCAATTTGCGTCTTTCATTTCTGCGATGATGAATTTGAA